TGCCAGCTTCCTTGTTTTTCTTCTTGAACTCTGCTTCCTGCTTGTCAATCTCGGCTTTGCGCTTGGCATAGTCGTTCTTGATTTGAGCAAGCTTCTTCTCAGTGCCTTCCTGCATGAGGGAGATAGTTTCATCTGTATTTTTCTGCTGCAATTCTAACAAATCTTCGTTCAGTTCTTCCTGGGCTTTCTTCTGATCCTCTGCTTTCTTCTTAGCTTCATTAGCTCTTCTCTTGGCTTCGGATGCAGCACTTTTCGCATTCTTCTTCTTAGCTTCCTCGGCTGCTCGACGAGCATTGTTTTCCTCAGTCTCTTTCTGCTTGGCAAGGATGGAATATTGACCTGCCATTACTTGCTCCTCTCGCTCATTCGTGTATGCGCCCTTACCATTCTGCATAACGAGATTCTTACCCGTCTGTTGCTTATGGTTGCGCATCTGATTGGCACGCGCTTGATGGTAGGCCGCAAGATTCTTCAACTTGTCAGAGGATAGCCTTTTTGATACGCCCTCCATCCAGGCAGGAGGTGTATTCAACTCCTCATACGAGATTTGGAGATTGATGTGGGCATTGTTGTACGTATCAATGATGCTCTTTATCTCTGCCGCCAAATCTGAAACGCTCTCCTTAGCCATCTTGGTTTTGTCAGAGAAGTTTCTTTGGGATTCAGACAAACCATCAGTAGCCATTTCTGTGCTTTGGGCGGCTGCTGCGGCTTGATTGACTGCATCTACGGTGGTATCATACTCCTTTCGTGTCTTTGCCAATGTCAAACCATTCTCCTTGATGGTCTGCTCTGCTAAGTTTGTGGCTCTTGCACTCACACCAAGGGCTTTGCTATACACTCCAATCTTGTCAGCCAACTCTTGGATGGACTGGTTATATTTGCCAATCTGCTCATTGGAGAAACGAGAATTGTACGTACCGGTCATTGCGATGGATTTCTTCTCTGCTTCCAACATGGCATTGTAGGCATCGGTGATTTTCTTGATGTCTTTCTCTGAAATGAGTGTTAGAAGTTGGCTCTTCTGCATATCCGAAAAATCGTCAGACAGACTATCCTTTATATTGTCCTTGATTTCCTGCATCTTCTGCTGATAGGTTTCAGATGCATCCGTGATGTCGTTTGCTCTCTGTCTCTCGATGGCTTCCTCTCTGATTATCCCGATGAGCGTTTCTTTCTTCTCTATGAGCTGATCAGTCAAGTCTCCTTCTTTGTTGAGAGTGATTCCGTATTCGTCTGCCACGTTCTTCAACTCGTTCAAAGCATCTTTGTGTACCTTGCTTTGCTTGGATGCTGATTGCAAGACAGCAAATAACGATTCTACTTTGTCAGATGCTCTGTCTGCACTCTCGCCAAACTTCTCTTGTCTCTCTGTAGCTTCATCAGTACTATCTCCAAAGAACGCAAATGCTGCTGCTGCTGAGGCTATCAATCCGATAATAGCTCCTATCGGGTTGGCATTGGTGGCGATGTTGAAAAGCAGCATGGCTTCCTTGGCTGATGTGATTCCTTTTGCCAACGAGAAAAATGCTTCCGCTGACTTGATGAAAGTTGCCACTTTCTGAGCCGCTATGACGGCGAGCAATGCAGCCTTATAAGTACCGAATGCAGTAGCTACCGTGAGCACTACCTTACCTACAGATTCCCAGTTCTCAACGAGGTACGATACTCCGCTTAGTGCTTCGTTGATTACTCCCTCTGACTTCTGGCCAATACTATTGAACATCATGTCAATACTATCTTCGATATTGGAGATTTGACCAGTAATGGTTTTACTCTGAGCTTCCATCAAACCTCCGAACTTGCTGCCCTCTGCAGTCATGTTCTCAATGGCTTGCTTTACTACGTCTGATGTAACTTTGCCTGCTGTTACGAGTTCTCCAACGGCATCTACAGCCACACCCTTAATTTTGGCTATCTCCTCAGCGATAGGAATACCTCTTCCTTGGAATTGTCGTAGGTCTTGTGTAAACATTCTGCCTTGGGTCATGGTTGTGCCATACAGCCAAACGAGGTCATTCAATGGGATGGAAAGACCTGCGGCTATATCTCCAAGGCGTACGAGAGTTGTGTTTACATCTTCTGCTGCCGTACCATAAGCCAACAACTGCTTTGCTCCATTAGCGACACCTTGCAAATCGAATGGTGTTGTCGCTGCTGTACGTACTAATTGATTCATAAGGTCATTCGCTTTTGTCCCACTTTGGAGCATGGTCTTGAATGCCATTTCCAACTGCTGAAATTGACCTCTCACTTGCATGACTTTGGTGCCGAACTCTTTAATACCGAATCCGACACCAATCATTGCTGCTGTATTCTTTAACTTATCGAGCAATCCGTCTATGGCTTGCCCTTGCTCTTCGGCAACCTTGGCGGTCTTTGCGAACGCTCCTTGCGCCTGACCGAGACTTTTGATTAGCTGCTCACAATTTCCTGTAATTTCAAATTTTAATGCTGGCATAACGTTACAAATTTATGATGGTTGAAGATGATTTTTGACAGAACTTTCGTAACATTAGCCATTACACCAATTTGGTCTATTCTAAAAACCTTAAACGCTAAATTGGATTCTCTTCACTCTGTCTGATTAGCTCCATAAGGTCCTCTTTGTTGTTGCCATCGAAAACGTTCTTATGGTCTAAAAAACATGCGGCAGGGACACGTTTCTTTTCGTCCTCTGTCAGATAAACACTATCAAAGTGATCGTAGTACATCATCATCAGATTAACATAGCTGATGCCATAAGTGATGTATTCTACAGACCAACCAAACTTCTCTGAGAACCAACCGAACAAACTACCGATAATGGTCTTTCCTCCAAAACTGATAGAGCTACCACTATCTTTCTTGGCTGCGAGGACCAATCCTTTCTTCTTCAACTCCTCGTCAATGCCTAATGCTTGCTTGAAAGCTTGCAGTTTTTCGCTATCATCCTGCAAGCAGTGAAGGAGGAGGTTAGCCATATCGCTCTTCTCCATATTCGTATCATAGAACTTCATACGTTCCTCTATGAGGGTTGAATTTTGGATTTCCTTTCCCTTCAATGTACAAACGGAAAGGATTCTAAGAACGACTTCTCTCTTATCCTCGCACAAACGCAAACATTCAAGGATTGGATTTATTCTTACGTTCTCTTGGTCTATTTCCAAGAGGTATCTTAGGTTGCCCACCATTACGGTGGCCGCAAAGGTCTTTGGGTAGATGCAGAAACGCTTCTTACCCAAAGTAAACTCGATGGGTGCTTCTACTATTGCATCCATGAACATCTTCTGAATTTCTTTATTTTCTTCCATATTTTAAACGTTTAATAACACTAGAACAATCGCACGCGCGCGTTTTTTATCCGTCTATTTCGTAAACTATAGCCCATCTACGACCTCGACTTCAAAGCCTTTTTCACGCAGCTCTTTGATTCTGAATTGCTGTAGGGGACGTGGCTTCTGTCCCTCTCTCTTGACTTCGACAAATGACGCCTTTCCGTCCTTCAAAAGCAGGAGGTCTGGGATTCCCGACTTGTTGGTGAGGATGAGCTTTACAACGAAGTAGCCTTGGCTCTCATACCTCTTGATTAGCGAAGACTGAATGACGGATTCCAATCTCGGCTTGGTGGAAATGCTGTTTGACATGATTTATTTCTCTTATAGTACGACAAAGTGAAGTCCTGCTTATTTCTTACTGCGCTCATGATGTCTTGCTCTATACCGCAATCAGAGCAAAGAAAGTAAACATCTGCAGGGGACGTGCGTTCTTTTGACACTAATCTGTTTCTGCCTTGCTCGTATGAAAGAAATGAGTATTCCATGTTGTAATAGATGAGTGCATCGGCACTATCCAGGCGAACACCCTCTCTTGCTCTACGGACTTGGGAGATGAACACCTTGCCTTCTGACTTCTGAAACTCCTCGGGCGATTCTGTCCAATTTGGGAATGCTTTCTTTAATAGTTCCTCCTCAGACTGATATACATAGAACAATGCAATTTTCTTGCCTTGAAAGTGATTCTTTACATACTCAGCTTTGGAGTAGTCGAATATTCTATGTGTTCCTTCCGTGTCAATAACCGTTCCGGAAGAAATCTGATGGAGTTTAAGTAGCATCTTGGCAGGTGTGTCTGCAAGGATGGTTACTCCGTTCTTCTGCACTACCTTGTTTTTTTGGAGGGCATCAAACAGATTTTTTGTCTGTGCTTTCATCTTCACGCTCTCTATATGCTCAATGATGTTTGTTGAGAATCCTGCTTGCTCTTGGGAGTATGAGATAAACAGATGTTTCACGAACTGATCTATCATCGGCTTGTTGGCTTCCGAATAATCGTTGATGAGGTAGCCGTTTACTTTCTTCTGCTTGACTTGGACGAATCCTGCTTTTGCCCATTTGTAGAATGTTTTGTATTCCTTGAATGGGGAGTTTTCGCATACGTAGAACTGATGATACAACTGGGAGTAGCTTTCGGGCGATGGTGTTCCTGATAGATAGAGTATCGTCTTTCCCTTGCATAACTCCTTCAATATCTCTGTACGTTTGGATGGCTTAGGGTATGCTCCCAACGAGTGAGCTTCATCAAGGATGATGAGGTCAAAGTTTCCCTTTGCCTTGTGCGCACTCTCATAATTCACTACTAGAATAGAGTAGGACGGATGGAGCAAGTTGTAGTCGCTCTCAATCGATGCTTTCGCCTTTAGCTTGGTGACGAACAGAACACTCTTTGCCCCGAATCTGTCTGCCGTGGAGAGTGCTGTGATAGTTTTTCCTGTTCTACATTCCATTGACAGATAACAGCAACCAAATTTGTGCAGTTTCTCGACCGCTTGGTTTGCTATGGTATTTTGATATTCTCTTAGTTCCATATGAGTATTATTTGATGTTGAACCTTGCACGCATTTCCTTGATTTGGGCTGCGAGCTTTTTCTTTCGATCTTCCTCTGTAATGCGAACCCGCTTGTATTTGTTGGGCTTGGGTGCCGAGGAGGTGTCCTTTGGGGAAGTTTTGCGTTTTCTACCTCCCTTGGTCTTACGCTTAGGGCACACCTTGGATAGATATTCTCTCAGCGCATCAGCTTCCTCTTGGGAAATGTTGATAGTACTTGCCTTCGTGAGTTTGTTAAGCCAGTAATAGTAGCTAACTTTCTCCAACAAAGGTTGCTTTCTTTTAAGTAGAGCTTCTGCAAGAGCATTGCATAATGAACCTGCAGCAATAAAGCTCAGTTGAATCTCTTGACCTCTAATCTTGAACTTCAAAGAGTCCTCGAATGTTTCTATATTGTAGTTTAATGGCATGATGATTTGATATTTTGTGTTTGTGAATACTCATAGACCCTCATTTTCTCCTCTGTATGCCGTTTTTGTAGCAACAATGGATATTTGTATGGGTTGGGGTAAAATAACTTCTTAGAAGCCAAAATTACCACCCTCCTTCGGAATAGTCCTTATTTTCTGAGTTGTGCAGGGCTGTTCCGCTTTGTCTAGCAGGAGTGTTACGATAGTTACCTTCCAATACTTTCGGAAAATTGGTTTTGCAGAATAACCAATCGAAACTTGCTGTCCAACCTTGCTTGTTGTCGCCATTTAGGAATTGGGAGGTGGCTGCATTGTCTATCACTTGGATAATCGCTTCCTTGCCATATTCTTTCTCTCTTGCGAGGATGGCTGCTTTTCTCTTCTGAGTGATGGAACGAATTTGTGGTATTCCATCGCTCGGAAGTTTGGAGTTGAAGTACTCAGCGAGTTTCTTAAAGTCTATATCGCAATCTTTCTTCACCATACCAACTTTGACATCTTCTACATCGGATGAATGCTGAGCGTCATTTGCATCGCCAAATGACATAGAAGAGTTTATCTCTTCTTTATCATCTGTTACGTTAGTAACATCAGTATCAGTATCAGTATCAGTATCAGATAGATTGTTTTGGTTGTTTTTGGTTGTTTTTTTAACCATTTGCTTGTTTTGGTTGTTTTTGGTTACAACCTCCGAAGCACAATCTATCTTCTTGCTACCTTCCTCTGAATTTACTGAGGTGGCTTCATCGTTATCGACTTTCTTAGCATTGGTATTGCCCTTTGGCGCACCACCCATTGCACCACTCTTTCTTCTACGCTCACAGACTTCTTGGTAATGAGCAACGTCCTCATCAATACGGATCTTGATGAATTGAAATGCGGCTGATGCTCTTGCAGAAAGTTCTGTTTTTACTGAGCCATTCATGCTATATTCAAAGATGGCAGAAAATAATTTCCCCTTCTCTTCATAGTCCAATCCAATAGCTTCTACTGCTTGGTATTGGCTGTGATGGAGTATGATGCTTTCCTTCTTATCGCTTTTTGCCATATTCAGTGTTCTTTATTTCGTTCGACAATGGGTATCGTACATCTTCATACGAATTGATTGTTAAATCCAATTAGCTACTTCTGCTTCGACATCAGCATTGGCAGGAGAGTAGTTGCGTGAAAGATACGCATCCAAATCCGAACGTTTGAAGAATAATTTGGAGGAACCGCCTTTGCCACTTGGCTGAGAATAGGCAATCTCTTTATTTCTAACCGCCTTGTAAATGAGTTGTCTAGAAAGACCAGTATATTCTGCTGCTTCCTTGACGTTGTAAAATGCTTTACCTACTTTGCTAGCAAGCTCCTTAACCTCGTTTGCGATGGTTAGGATGATGTTTGCAGCAGGACCATCAAGTTCCTTTGCACTCTGCTCAATTTCTATAAATTCTTTCTGATTCATAACTATTGATTCTTTTTGTTACTATTTATTATTTATTGATGGTGCAAAGATACATAAAATATTTTATGAATAAATACTTTTAACTGAAAAAGTGAGAAATTATTTTCGTTTTTCTGCTATTTTTCAGTGTTGAGGCTCGGAAGTAGGTCTAAAGCCTTCATTTTAGCTTCATCAACCACCTTTGCGTAAATCTGAGTTGTGCTTATATTGTTGTGCCCCAGCAACTTGCTAACGGTGTAAAGGTCTGCCCCCTTGGCGAGCATGAGGGTAGCGAAAGTATGTCGTGAGCAATGGAAAGTTATATGTTTGTCGATACCGGCATCTGCTATCCATTTTCTGAGCTGTAGTCCAACATTACCTGGAGTGTATTTTTTACCAAAAACCAAAGTGGATTGCTTGGAATTGCAGCCACGCTTTGGTAATAGCGAAATTGCTGATTTGGGTAGGTCGAACTCCAAGTGAGTGTCTGTTTTCTCTTGCGTTATCTCCATTCTGTACCCTCCGTCTTTCGTGGGAACGAGATTTCCCCATTTAAGTGAAGTTACATCAGAGTAACGAAGCCCCGTAAGGCACGAAAACAAAAATATGGTGGAGGTGTATTTATAGATGGTCTTGGTAGCCGCGAGCTTAACAAGTTCCTCCTCGGTTAGAAATTCGCGATGGCTTTTTTCTCCTCTTGGCTTGACTTTCGGATCAACCTTCTCGGCAGGATTGTGGTCCAAAATGTTATCTCTAACAGCTTTGTTGAGAATTGAAGAGAAATGAACGAAATACAGCAGTACCGTATTCTTGCTGAGTAACTTCGGAACAATGCGCTTGTTTCCTACAGACTTCTTCTCTCTCAGAAATTTGAGAAATCTCAATACGAAGTCCTCATCAATGAATTTGAAAGGGAGTTTTTCTTTACCGACAAATTCTGTTAGCTTCTTTCTTACATTTAAGGTGGTCCTCCCATTTTTTGGTGAGCACTTGTCGTAATAAACAAAAAAATCGGCTTCTTTGTTTAGCCCAGCATTAGAGAAACCGAACTTGTTATTTTGAATTTCGATGATTCGTTTTGCCTTGACTGCGTTTGCGAGACGGAGGGTATTTTCGTTCTTCTTCTTATCCTCTTTCGTCTCTTCTGGGATGAGGTACAAATGTAGAAACTCGTACTTGCGTTTGCCGTTGTCGTAGCTGTCTAAGTACAACGAAATGTTACCATTTCTCAGTTCTTTTTCTCTGAGCTTTATTGGCTCCTTGATTTTCTTCTTATTCATAATTGTAAATTTAAATGTTTCGAGTAACAAAATACCAACAACAAAGATATATAAAATATCACAAAACGGCTCATTCGTCTATCTGAACCATAAATGCAGAAGACCTAATATAGAGCGGTTTATGGGCTTTTTATGGTGTTTGTTGTATGAGAAGTATATTTGATACAATAATTTGTTATTAATGATGTGCTCACTTGTGCCCTCGCAAGCTATTACCCTCTGTTCACTCATAGACAAGCGGAAATCTGATCCATGAACTGCTTCGAAGGTAGAGAAAGATAGTTGACATAACTCACGGAGCCTTGCCGTGTTCTCTTCCTTTCGGGTATTGCCTTTCTTTGTGATAGCTTGATCTTGAACATAGATGTTTACATTCACAAAAGCTTCTTGGATTTGCGAGGTTTGATTTGCTAGCACTGAGATGCAAATATCTTCCTTGCCAGTTGTACCTGTTCCATAGAATGGTCTTCCTCGCTTGCAAAGACTACCTGTTACAGCAGTCTTTAATTTCGAAGAAGAGATAATGTTGTACACATCATCCTTAATATCAATATCCGATTTCATAGCTTTATCTGATTGATTCTACTTACAGCTTTATCCACAGCGAGCTTTAGTTTACCATCAACGACGGAACGAGCCCATAACTCAGTGGATGCAAGCACATCTTTATTTTCTTTAGCTTCTACAAAGTCTGCATAGTTCATAGCCGCGACTACTACCAATGCGTAAACCTGTGAGTATTCCTTGGCTAGGTCAGCTATCATTTGTCTTCCTTCTTGTGAACCATTAGAACCATTGCCTATGGAAGCAAAGGCTGATTCTACTTGTTTCCTTCCGTAGTCAAAGATGGCATAACCGATGGAGCTTCGTAGGTTTCCTGTATGGTCTATCCAACTTTCCTCTGCCGAGCGGTCTCTTATCCTTGCATTACATTCTTCTCCTAGCTTGGCATAAGCAGTGAGGATTTCTTGCTTTATTATCGCCATAGCGGACTGAAAAAAGTTATTGAGCGCAGACTGAGAGGTTGCGAGTTTTATACCCATATTTTACATTGCAGTTGATAACGATGAAAGCCGAGTACGTCAAATTCCTTCACTTCGTTTCCGAAGAGCTTTACACGGATTTTGTCTCCATACTCGAAATCACGGCATGCTCTAGGAAGGTTGTAGATGGTGTAGGAATAGTTCTTTGCAGAACCATCGGGGATAGTGATAACGTTTGCCTTGCCTGCAGGAACAATATCACACTTACAATAGTTCTCCACCCATTCTTCTGAGCCTTCAACATAGTCTCCGTTATCGTCTTCATACCCATCAGTTACGTGTAGGTAATCTAGGGTATGAGCAGCGAAATCCAATACAGCCATATCTTAACCTCCTATATAAACCATCGGTTGACCCAGTGCAGGGGATTCACCGATGGTTTTGTATAAAGCATTTATTCGTACTAGCAGCCTTTCCTTATCCTTGTCAGATAGTGTTCCTATGCTCTTGTCTGACTCGGATAAGCTTACAGCTTGTATGAGAGAGTACAGACAATCAGCAAGTGCACCTTTCCATTCCTTGGACTGAGCGACCTCAAATGTATATTCATCATCACCATTAAGCTGACGTTCTATCATCTTATTCTCCACGAATCCTAAAGGGATAGGGTAGTGGATTTCATCAATCAATGCTTGCTTTATTGTCTTCATATCAATTCAAATTAAACCTCTGGAGTGAGTTTAGAGAGAACTTCGGCTTCCTCCTCATCGCTGAGTGAGTTGAGAGCCTTAATCAGAGTCTCATCGGTTGAGTTAGTCTTCACATTGACACCAGCAGCCTTCAAAGCAGCGATGAGGTCAGCCTTCTTATACTTCTTACCCTTGTAAGTTGTATACTGGTCGGTATCATCGGTAGACTCGGCATTCGTATCAACCTCCTCAGACTTGGTAGTGAGCATATAAATCTGATCTACGTCCTCGATTACTGGTAAGCAGATAGCCTGTCCTGCGGTAACCTCCTGCAAAGATGGCTCATTCTTGGAGTACTTAGAGATAAGCTTGTAGCTGTCAACGTTAGAGTACTGAACACCTGCTACTCGGTTGGTGTCCTCTGCAAGGGTACCCCAAACGAAAGAGCCTACGTTGGTGTTACAGATGAAGATAATGTTATTCTCATTCCATGGCTTAACTGATTTTGGCTTTCCGTTCTTCTCGATAATCACGGTTCGGTTGATAACCTTGATGGCTGCACCGAACTCATCCTCGAATGCTTCCGAGAAAGCTGACTCCGATGGTGTCTTGAGCTTGGTATTTTCGGTATAAGTCTTACCCTCGTAGTCGGCAACAAGCTCTTTTGCCCATTGCTCCTTGCGGATTTTCTTAATCTGCGTCTTAGCGAGCATAACCTGTATGATGGTATTGTTATCGGCATTTGCCTTATCGAAGATTTTCTCGAAATCATCACGGGTAGTAACACCATTGGTTGCTGTTTTGAAGCAGTTTGCCTTAAAATATCCATAGTCAACACGGATAGCCTTACCCGAATTGTCTGCATCTTCAACGGCAATAATACCATTAGAGAGACCTGCCAAGAAGTTCATTTCGTTACGCTCTTCGAGACCGACAGAGCAAGCGACACCATCATTCATGAGCTTGTTGATGATACGAGCCTTTGCAGTTTTAGCAGCCTGTCGTGTTGATGTAGCCTGCTCAACCAAGCCTTGCGCCTGGAATGAATTGGCTCTCGCTACAATGTTCTCATACTGAGCCTTCATGATGTTGATGTTGTTGATGTCAGACTCGAAAAGAATCTTCTTCATCGCAATCTTTGGCAACTTACCATTAGAGGTTGCGATTTGACCACGCTTCTTCAAAGGAATGTCTGAATCCATCTCAACGATGTCGGCAGCTACATATGTGGTCTTAGCTGATGAACCTTCCCACTTCTGATCTGGAGAATACACATCGGTAAGCATCTCCTTGTAAAGATAGGTACGCTCCTTCGGATTCTCCTTCTCCTTAACATACAAGCTAAGTTTAGGGAAGATAGCTCGGATAAACTGAATAAAAAGTGATTCGTTCATATAAACAATCTTTTAAGTTAAAAACTAGAGCACAACTTAGTCATGCTCAAAAATAAGACTTGGGAGAGCAGTCTTGATGGCAGTTCTCTGAGTTTCGTCCTTGAACTGATAAGGCATTGCCACATCATTCACGCGACCATTATCCATGATGGCAACCGCTTCACCCTTCATGCGTGAGCGTACAACAACACCAGCAAATTCTGCATCACTAGCCTTGTCTTTGTACTTGCCATCTTCGGTTTCAAGTGGAGAATACTCATAAACATCATCAACCTTCTTGCGGACAATGATGTGACCTGCCTGAATAACCTCATCCTTGAAGTTGGCGTAGTCGAGTGCTCTACCGCCTGTGATACCACCGAGATACTGACGGATAACCACAGCGTCCTTACCCATGTCGTAGCCTTTGGTTTTTGGCTTGTAGTCTTCTGCTACCATAATCTAATAATTTATTAGTGAAACAATAGATGATTACATCTGAGCCAGCTCCTTGACTTCATCATCAGACATTAACTTATCTTCCTCCTTTGGCTGAGGTTTGGTATCGGGAGCAGGGATTCGTCCAAGCTTTTCAAGACCCTTTTCAAGCCTTTCCTTGTTCTCTTCCTCAATATCTTCCTTCAACTCATCGAGGTAGTCCTCAAACTCCTCTTCATTCTCAAACTTCATGTGAGAGAAAGATTTAAGCCGACGCTCTCCGAACTTACCTGTGTCCTTCAGCAGTTCCCTTACCTTTGCGGTACGGCTGCTTGTGGTATTGCCAGACTTCAATGCAGTTACATCGCCTTGGAGTGTAGCAACAGCCTTCGTAAGTTCCTTGATTGCGTTGAGGGTAGCGGAGTCATCATCATCGCTATCCTTCTTGCCCTTCTTGCCCTTCCGTGACGGACTTCTACGTGCTGGATCGTCATCATCATCTGGATCGTCATCTGGATCTTCGTCATCATCGGGTGCAGGATGAGCGTTTTTGTACTCTGAGACTTGGCGGTCTGCTGCGGACTGAGTTAACTGGAGTAACGGCAAGACATCATCAATTGCGTCACTAATACCTTCACTAACTTCTTCGTCAGTAGCATCATCTTTGAGTTGAAGTTTGTTGGCAACATTGGCGGCAACACCCTTTAACTCCTTACGACTGAACCCCAATGCCTTAATGTCTCGATTGGTTTTCAGTGCTTCAAGAACTTTTTTGTAATACTTGTTCATTGCTTGTTGAGTTATATTTAACAAAAAATGGTCTGCGAGCGAAATGCAGGCAGACCAAACGTAGAACTCGGTGTAAGAGCAATGTTACGAAAAGTTCTGTCACGTGCATCTTCACACGCTTTTATGGGTGCAAATATACGAAATATTATTTAATCAACAAATAGTTTTTGCAAAAAAGTGAGAAATTATTTTCATTTCAATAAACAAGGGAGAACTTCACAGCCCTCCCTTGAAAGATAAGATGCAATAAAAATGCACTTAAACGTGCAAAATATCTTCTGTGTTCAAGTTAGATTCTTTTGGTATGTAATTATGGGTTTGAGGTGTTTTATCGGCTTGTAGCCTATAGTCTCCCTTTGTCGTGGTAAGAGTAATACTGATCGGACTTGCTACTGATGATAACGTGGTCCATAAAATACAATCTCATAATTTCACAAGCCTTCTGTATCTTATATGTTATCTCATCGTCAGACTTTGATGGAAAGCAGTTAGGGCTTGGATGATTGTGAACCAATGCTATTATTACGGCATTGCAGGAGATAGCTTCTTTACACACAATTCTTACGTCTATAGTGGTTTCTGATATTCCACCTTGTGACAATCGAACCATTTTGATTAACTTGAAGTTGTTATCCATACACAACAGATAAGATTCTTCTATTTCTAAATCCTTGACGTATGGTAAAATATAGTTGTAGATGTCGAGAGAACTACCCAAATCTGTAAGTTCTTGCGACTTCTCTTTCATAAATCTTCTTCCAAGTTCGAATGCAGCGAGTATAGCGGTAGCCTTCTTTTCGCCTATTCCTTTGATAGATGTAAGCTCCTGCAGTGTTCTCTTGCTTGCCTTTCTCAGTGAATGACTACCATCAAAGATTTTTCTTATTGGTTCATTACCCTGTAGCATAGGGTCTATACCGATAATTGAAGCAATAAGGTTCTCGTTACTAAGATATTCTACCCCATATTCCTTTGCGTATGATGTGATAGAATCGTACTTGATAGTTCTTGCATTATCCTTCATAAGATACCTCCTCTATGTCTTTTGAATAATTGAACACAACATCAAAACTGAAACCCAATTCAGTAATGAGGTAGAAATGAATATCCTCCCAGTTCCAACTTGAAGGAATGCCTTTTATCTTTTTAGACTTTTCGGCATCCATTGCTATGATAACGTTCTCTTCCATTGCTCTATCTTATTTTTAAAAGTTCATAACTTTCGTTTCATACACTATGAATCCTATCTGATCCGCCACAATCAGTTTCAGATGATTTCCTCCTGGTCCATTAATATCACCATCATCCAACCCGATTTCCTCTAACGTTTCCTTGATGGCTGTTTGGTAATCTCCTATGCCTTGAATTAATAAGCATAGGTCTGGTCTCTCGTTAAGAAACTGATGAAAACCATAAAGGCTATACGAGCCTTTTTTGATGAGGGAGAAGAAATCTTTCCATTCATCACCGCCAACCTGCGTGGTTACGGATTTCAGCTCTTCTATTGTTGTGCAGTTGTTTTCCATACGATTTCATTTAGCGTGATACGATGAAGTCTTTATCTGTAAAGGTCTGATCCTTATATTTTTCGAACAACTCTCGGTCGCTGATGCAATCATTAGCATATGCTAACTCTCTGAATGAAAGTTTGTACCCAAACTTATCTTTCAACATTTCGATTTTGAGTTCTTCTTTCTGAAGGTCCGATAATTCATATACTGTCATATTCATTTCCTCCTATTAAACATTGCTATCCAACAATTCAAATTTTATTCCTTTTTCGGTTTTCTTAGTCACCCATTTAGCTGTAACCACGCCACCTTTCCATGCTTTTATGAGGGGGAGAACCTTACACTCCCCTACATTTATAATCTGTGTAATATACTCGCAAGCACCTTCAAAAGTGTCGAATGCGTGAAGTAAAACCGTATATCTATCTGATTCTGTGTAAACGTTCATTGCTCTTATCTCCTATACTTTAAACCAATTCATAGCTTTCTGTATTCTCGTTGTATGCTACGACTCCTTTCTGCTGTAAATTACAAAGTGCAGTGTTGAAGTTGTAGATACTAAACTCTGCATCTGTGGCTTCAATCAAGCATCCTTCTTGGTAGCCGAACTTGACCTTTTTCAAAGCCTTTGTAATTCGCTTCTCTAACGCTTCTATTGTGTAAACTTTAACCTTTTTCATTGCTCTTATCTTTTAAATTGTTATTTTTATTTTGATGGTGCAAAGGTAGTCATTTTTTAGCATTTGACCAAATGTTTTGAGCATAAAGTACTTTTTGCTAACTTAGTTTAACTTATTGATACTTAGATACTTATGTCAAACTATTAATTTTGTGTATGTAAGTCTATTTCTTAAAAATGGTATAAGTTATATGGAGATAAAAAATGAACCGCTTAGAAAGGCTTATATTGAAGTGTATAGTCTTTTTCTGAATTACTTTATATTAAATAAAAAATGCACTCTAACCTCACGGTCGGAGTGCACTAAGAGCAATGAAACGTTAAAGGTAACGTTTCGGCTGCAAAGTTACAAAACTTTTCTGTATCTTGCAAATTTATACTATACTATTTAACAATTGCAAATCATTGTCTCTATCGAAGTCGTATGGATAGAAGGTGTTGGCAAGGGCATCCATCTTGTCGGGAGAACGTTTCAGACGCTTCTTGATTTCGTCTTTTGGTTCCATGATGATTGAACCATCTGACTGAAACAGCCAATGCACTTCGCACAATTCTTGATCCAACTCATCGTCAGGTGGGAGTGCTGCAAAGAATCCATTCTTTGGGTTGAGCCAGTCACGTATACACCAAAACAAATAAGCCCTCATGTTAGCGAAAGAGTAGCAGCCTGTCACATCATGCTTGTTTCTCACGCCTTCCGAGAACTTGCAAGAGAATGCAGTTAAATACTTTTGTTCTATGAGTCTTGAATAAACTCCAGCACCTTCTCCTATGGTATCAATGAAGGCTTTATTCTTGGAACTCAAACTTAGGTAGTGCGCGACTTGACCTGCGACTGCCATGTGGTCCGCATGACCACCCGAATTATGACACTTGATTTTTGAAACATAGTTTCCTTGTCGTGGAACATAGCAAGACCTATCGCGCCCCATACCTGCGACATCGACACCTAGGCGTATTGGCTTATGGGTGATAAAGCCACTATCTTTAAGTTCCTTCCATCTTCTATGGGCAATCTCGCACCATTCGTATGGAATGAGGGTATCTTCGGAAACCTTCGGAAACATACCGAGAACCTTAACACGAAAAAGGTCATTTGGAGTGTAATATCCACCTTCCCACACAAAATCACCACGACCCTCATCAAACTCAGACTTTCTGATCTTCTGTGCCCATGCTGAGACCTTATCGGCTACCCATTCATAGTCAACTTGACCAGGGATAATGTTTTTCTTGCTTACTACGTTCTCTGCGTTGAGAGATGATAATCTAAACTTCTTGAATCGGGGAGACTTCATGGAGTTGGCTGCATACCCTGTAGTAACGTTTGGGTTGAATACCAATAGCAATCGAGAGTTACCTTGCAGGTTACCCTCGATTGCATTATAGATGGTGTCCGAGATACCGGATGCTTCAGTTACGATGAACATGGTGTTTACAGCATGGAATCCCGACCAAGCCTCTGTGTTGTCGGCTGAAGATTTGAAACCTGTCAGATACCATTCCTCGTAATCTGTTCTGATACCATCCGACAGCAAACGACCAGGCAGAAAGCCTGCCTTTTTGTATAGACGTGCCACTTCTGGTATCATGATGTTTGTTACCTGTCTTCCTGTCGGTGCAGTAAGGGCAATCTTGGTGTTCTTTTCCAAACTGCCATCCTTACCAAAGCGAGGAGTGAGGTAGAGGAAACATAAAGCGGCTACGGCAGCGATGAAGTCCTTACCCCTTGCAGTTCCACTGGCTACCGTTGTCATTTTGTTCTTCTGAACAGAACGCAATATAGCCTTTTGCTCTTCGTCAAGGCGAGCCTTCAAGACTTCCTTGGCGAAGAGACACCAATCATTGCGCCATGCAATCATTTTTTTTATTGCTTTCTGTTCTGACATATTGCTAATTCAATAATATTCGTATTTTCTTGTTTCCTTTAAGTATGGCTGCTGCAACTCGATGATAACCATCAATAATATAAATCTCCCTATAAACAAACACTTTATTCGATTATTCTCATTTTAACCTTTCTCTCATGATTGAGCTTTGCGGCAACGAAACGATGATTTCCATCAACAATCATTATTCTTTCACTATTACCATCAGTGTATCTTAAAGCCTTGATACCGTCATAATTTCTTGATGACATGTATTTTGCAACATCTTGTTTATTCAAGAAATCTTGTGGCGTGTTAATGCTTGAATTTATGTCAACATATACATCTTTCCCAAGTTCTTTAAATGTTTTATCAATATCACCAACTTCTTGACTGAGGCTGTATTTCTTTCCATAGACCCTATGAAAAGAACCAATAACGGCTTCTTCGACTCCATAGGGTGTCTTTGAAATGAATAAATTTATGTTCCAATTAGGAAATTTTCTATCAAGCTCGCTCACCCCACCACTTGCCTTACGGCTCTTGCTTGCTGAAGAACTGTTTGTCCCTCTTGTGCCATTACTTCGTTTACCCATAACCTAACAATTTAATTACTAACTATAATAAACTACTTTGAGAGCTTTGGGAAATCCTGCATGTTATCAAGCATATCTTCTACAGAGAAGTTCTTTACTTGAGTATCATACAAGGTCTTTTTCAGCTCTTGGTATTTTGCTTTTGCATCAAGATCAAGCATACCGATAGTATCTTTCATCTTTTCAAAAGCTTTCAACTTATTCTTGATTATGATGATTGGTGTTACATAAACGGCATTATTTTCCTTACACCACTGCTCAATCACGTTACCACCTCCATAAACGATGAATCTGAATCTTTTGCCATTTGCTACGAACTTGGCAATCTCGTATTCAAATTGCAGTTCATTTAATCGGTCTGTACACCCCCTTGTGGCGAATGATGAGTAACCTTTAGGGACACCCATCAAATTCAGCTTATAGAACTTAGGAGCCACATTTAAGTCAACAAATACACCAATCCCCTTTTCCTGCATAGCTCTCGCAAGAAAGCGTTTCTTATAGATAGCCTGCATACCAAAAGCTATTGGAGTATCATTTGATAAGCTGAAGTTAGGCTCAATGATGCTGCCAGGGTTATACTTCAAAATCTTCTATGGCTTCTCATAGATTGACCGGAATCTATAATCATCAGTATAGAAGTGGAGTGTTCCCCTGCCATTCATATTCGTTGTTCTTGCCTGCTCACCAAAGCAATAGAATGGGATTTCTATGTACTGAGGTTGCACATCAGACAACAAACATGGTATCTCCAACGGATTGTCCGTAGGAAACAAGCAGTCAGGTATATACAATTCTCCATTTTCCATAATTAACCTTCTTCATCATCGGGAAGCTCCTTCATTAACTTCTCGAATGGGTTTTCTACTAATCTGTTATCTACTTGCTCGACATAGCCACGCTTCTTGCCCTTAGTTTTCAAAAGGAAGATGATTGCAGTTAGATTACCTTCGTTCACCTTTTCAACCAACTTGCTTTCAGTAAAGTCAAGAATGCCTTCATCTATATCGTCCAACATCTTGGCTAACTTCTCATTCTCTTTTCGCCAGTTATATAAGGCTTGGCGTGTAATACCCAAAGCTACTGCCGTAGCAGCCATATTGCCGCCCTTCTTTTCGTAAGCAGCGGCAATCTTTTTTAATTCTGTTCTTTTTACCTTTGTCATAATCAACCTTTCTAACTTGCAGATGCTATGACAGCTTTCAAAGCATCTATATACGACATATTCTTACACAACAAAAGTGATTTCGAAAGATGGTCTAATGGTCCAAGTCCAGGAAGCAGATTGATATCTATAGGATAATATCTACCATCTATTCCCTTACGGAAATCAATTCTTGCGTGAGATTTCAATCCTAAGTAATGGAATATAGTCCCTGCCAAACTCATTAACCTGTCATCATTCATTGCAGAACAGCATTCCTTAAAACCAACTTTGCAATCTCGGGTTTGGATGCCATTGGTTTCATCGCAATCAATAGAAATCGAACACAGAAGTATATATTTTTGGTTATTAATGCAGGTTACCGTGCAATCAGATCCAGCAATATACTCCTCAACAATACTTTCCATTCCGAACTCTTCTTTAAGGTATTTCACCTGTTCCATTACCTCTTTTGGGGTACGACAGATGCTTTTCTCCGATATACCAAAGCTATCACTTCCATATCTAGGTTTAACAAAATATGTCTTACCTTCTTGTAATGATGATAAATGATATTGTTTCGGTGCCCTAATACCGCAACTACAAAGGAAACGGAAGACCTTTTCCTTATCCTTTACCAATTCGTATTTAGAGAAATCCTCTGCTGTTGTTTTTACACCTTTTGCTCGGATAGTCTTGATGAGAGATTCGCTTGCGGTTCTAAGTAATGCCACATCTTCCTTTTGTAAGAAGTCTAGCTTATCGTTTTCATCTACAACAGCTAGTTTGACATTATCTTTTCCTAAGGCTTCTCTATAATATTTGAAGACGGAAGAAATTCCATAGTTCTCCATCTCTTCTTTACTTGTTATGCTCCAAATCATTTTCTTTTTCTCCTTCCTTTATTTCGATTAAACGTTCACTTGCTAACTCTAGCAACTTTGCAAATGTGATGCTTGGGGATTTTATGCCAAACTCCTTACCTATCTCTTGTTGGATTTTAAGCAGGGTTTTCTCGTTATCTTCTTCGGAAGCTAGAACGAGAGCATCACTTTTGCGAGCTTGTTCACGAATGTCTCCATACAATGTGTCCAGACTAGCAAATGAGCTAGGGTAGAGGATGATGGTGAATACGAAATTCTCCTGCATGGCATATACATCTATACCCTCTGTGCTTATTGGCTTAATCTCGTCAATGTTCACATGAGCAAACTTCTTGAAGTCGATAGATTGAATTGATGCAAACAACTTCTTCAAGATGCTAACATTAGCTTCACCATGAAGGGAGTTGTGAGATAATTCAATAGCAATAGCTTCATCATTTGTAATCTCGCTCTCTTCTACATATAAGATGCCTAGCATTTTATAGTGCAGTTTCTTGCATGCCCTCAAACGATGATTACCGCTGATCATGATGTATCTACCATTATCCTTCTTGATACAGGTAGGCACACTACTCAATCCAGACTTAGCAATGTTGTCTATTAGTTGGGCGAAGTCTTCACCCGACATTTCATTTGCATTGATTTCTACCTCATCTATGAGGTTTATATCAACTTTTGCGTATTTCCATCTATCTTCATTTTCCATTCTTCAACGATTTTTGATATTTCTCAATGATTTCCTTATTCGTAGGGTATATGCCAAGTATTCCTTCGTAAGCAAGATAAGATGATGTGCAGTGTTCCTTCACTTTTTTGTACACGCCACGATATTTCATGCTCACTGGCTTATGAGTATAAGCGCAGGATATAACCTTCTCGCAAAGCTTGCGCATTCTTCTGCTCAAATATCTTTGAACGCCTACAGACTGAATGCAATACAATATGAGTTTACTCAATCGAGGGATTGCGTTATTCGTGCAGAAGTCCGTTAACTGAAACAAATCATACCCCTTGTGTTGAGGTAGCGTAAAACCAAATCCACCTAGGGTATATTTGTCGTATTTCACCACAAAAGCAAATTGACAGACACTACATTGGTCCACCTTCTTGATATACTTCTTTTGCAAGCAATGAAGTAAAGGTGGGTTTACCCGTTCAATCATCAGTTTGCTTGCGTCTGTAATCTCCAAATCATCGGGAGGTACAATCTCGTTGCATTCGATTCTGTATGAAGAATATGAGGTGCTTGCATTATTTTGTGCAGTTGGCTTATTGCAATAGAGGAACCTTCCTGCAGACCGTCTTTCACCACTTGAATTATTCCACATAGCTATCTTATGCAGGTTTCTCAGATAAGGGCTGTTGCTGAAATAGTAGAAATAACTATCACTCGGAATACTTTCCACAAGATTATAGTAGTCGTTCCTTGCAACAGAAAAATCTGATTTCAAGTCACTATTTTCAGAAATGAGTTTGAATGCTCTCTTCTGCTTCTTCTCTATTCTTCCGTAATTAAAGAAGATTACCTTCTTATTCTTGATGGCTTCTTCTAGTGTTCCAACATGGAAATCACATGTAGTGAGCAATCTCATCAATCGCTCATTTGCCTCCTCGGTTTTCTCGATAGATTCCCTTGCCTTAATTTTCAACGCTTCGAAGATGGCACTATTTCTTGCCGATTCACTCATGAAATACTTTTGCAGTTTCACCGCATAAAGAGCCAAAGCAAGCTGCCTTGATGGTGTAGGATTGTTATAGTCCTCCAACCATGCAAGCTTATCCTTATATGTTAGTGATGTTTTACCATTTGCCAACATATAGAGCAGATAGCAGTAGGCATCTTGGCAGTATATAGATACTTCCACCTTATCAAGGAAGAATAACTCATAGTAATACATAAAGCCATTTACTATGCAGATTTCCTTGTGTCCGTTAGCTTTTACAGCATCATATAGAGCTGAAACCATTTCAGAATTGTATGGCAAAGGCATAGTCATAAAAGCTTCTATTGCGCTATATGGATTACCTTGATATAGGAGTGGGCATAACTCATCTGGAGTATCATATTTAAGCCCCGTAACCTCACAAAATTGCTTGTAAGATGTTATTGATTGATAATCTTCCAATTCGTGGCTTATAGCGTAATAGAATATGCGATATGCAGAATACACACAATTCATAGCTCGATAGAAATCATCAGTTGCATGAAACGTTCTAAATTCTATCGTCTTCGTCTTGAAGTATGCAGAAATATTCACTGCATGACGAATGAATCCCTTCTTAGACTGATTAGTGAAGAGAGTTTGTAAATCATCAAACGTCTGCGCATTTTTTACTCCTTCGAAATATTTTTCTGTAGGAATAGGTTTTGCATTGAAGATGTTTTCATCCCAGTCTGAGATTTTCGCATATCTCTTAAAATATGGATAGCAGACATAAAAGAACAGATATACTTTCTTTAGCTGATCTACAGACAAATCTCCTACGTATATATGAACATGAGTATCAATACTCCACTTTATCTTTCCACCTGCAGCAACCATTGATTCATATACTGAACGAAGGTCGTGCAATTCCTTTAGGCAGCAAAGATGTAGTGGAGGGGTATTCACCTCTCCACCAAACTGCTTATTGCTTGAACAATCGGTATTATCAATGCTCTCTTCCTTGCTCCAGGAGTAACCTTCGGGCAAAGTTACCTTCGCCCTTTCAAGATTGCACATTTCGATTTCAATACCAAATGTTCTGTTTTTTATATCGCTATCTACATTCATGAAGCATATCTATTTCGTTAATAATACCTAATCTCTGAATAGTTCTTCCTGTTTTACGGAAGTCTATTCCTAAAGCTACACTTGCAAGCGTAATGAGGGATGATGTAACAGGTAACTCTAAGCCTATATGAAGTGCAATACTTTCCATCAGTACCAATCCCTCTGAAACGTCTTCTGTGATGTAACGTGAGTGAACAGATGTTGGGCTGATGGCTCTATCACTAGATTCTGAGTAACGATGCAAACTCTCTATTGGGTCTGACATATTGAAACCTCCTGCTTCAAATACGCTTGTTTTGAAAAAGCCCAAGTTTTTTAAGACTTTCATCTTTTCTTCGTCAAGTCTCATCAATAGATTGATAGTGGAGTCATTTCCTCTTGCGTATGCTTCACGATACATACAGAAATTTCCCTTTGAATATTCTATTCTCGGAATACTCATAATTGAACCTATCGTATGCAATACCATATTTGGATTGAGTAATGCAGATTCAAGCACGCAATATTTTGCTATAAAACCTTTGCTAATTTTATGCAGTTTCTCCATGCAGGTATCATGATTAGAAAAGCATGCTACAGGAATAACTTCATGCCTATAACCAACACGAAAAACAACTTCGTTTGGTTTATCATCCAACTCTACTCGTCCTTCCAAATATGGACCTGTTGCTTCAACTAACATTGGTAGTTTTCTGCAATGTTTCTCAAAATAAAAAGAGGATGCGTAACTAGAGATACAGACAACAATCTGATCATTGTGAAGGTATTGATGTATACGTTCTACTAGACCCTCATAGAAGTTACTCTGAATAGTACAAAATATAACTTCTGCTTCTGCAACCTTACTGAGGTCTTTAGAAACCTCTTTGATTGCAGTTTCTATATAAGTTGATTTCTCTTTAAGAAAAACCCTTTTGCCGTTCTTGATAAGTCTATCAAAGGCATCTGATTTGTATGAAGATGTCTTTAGGAGTGTAACTTCATGACCTTTAATAGAGAGGTCTGCGGCAAAAGCTACTCCCACGTTGCCCGTTCCTATAACTGCTATTTTCATGCTCTTTTATTTTAATTCTACAAAAATAGAGCGGCTAGAGGGACTCGAACCTTCGACCTTCACATTGGTAATGTGACGCTCTGACCGACTGAGCTATACCCGCAAAAGAGCGGAGAGTTGGAGCCGCACCAACGACCTCAGTGATGGTATCACTGCGCTCTGCTAACTGAGCTATCTCCGCTTATAATAACAATATTCTATACACGCAAAAATGCTCGTCTTTCCGAGCCGTCAACCCTTGTGGGTATTTTGAAAGGAGGAATTTCTAAAACAAGCTTTGCTCCGAGTAAACAGGATTCTTGGAAATTCCAAATTCCTCGACCTGCACTCCCAACTTTTCATTCAGCCATTTTGCTACTAGGTGGCGATGGCAAAAATCATCTGGCTTTTCGAAGCAACATAGAGCTACATCTTTTCCATTTGCCATTTTCTCTATTGCTGAGAGAAATGCTTTTGGGTCCCGATGAGCCAATATCTCAGAATTGAAACGTTGTACGTAATCTTCTTTAGATTTGGAGTTATGAAGAATGTCCCATGATGGCGACACGTACTTGTTTGACAATCCTGTAAACCATTTCGGAGGGTAGAGGGCAATACCGATCATCATGATACCAGCTTTTGCTAACTTAGCTCCGTTTGAGAAGTATGATGTATAAATCTTCATTTTTTTGTAACTTTTTGCAAAGATAGATAAAATTATTTAATCAACAAATAGTTTCTTGAAAAAAGTGAGAAATTATTTTCAAGCGTACATTTTCTTAAGAAACTTCTTTAGATATTCGTTATCAATATCCTTTAGTGGAGTAGGGGAGAATGAGGTATCTCGCTCTACGGTTAAGCCTAACTTAGTTGTTAGCCCCTGCAACTCGGTTAAGCTTGTGTAGCCGTACTCGCCTTCACCACTTCCATTGATAGTGATTCCGTAGGCGATATTGTTCTCTAGGTCTGCTTCCAATATGAACCAAGACCATGCACCAACACAAAGGAAGAACTTTGCTTGACAGATGGCTTCTTCCTTTTTGCCATCCTGTGAGTAGAGAGGATATTTTTCCAGTCTCTTCTTAATTTCTTTCGTAATCAGTTTCATTGCTCTTATGTATTTTTTTAGATTTCTACTTCATTTATTTCGTATTCACAATCAGAAAGAATGTTCTCGATAGTATCTCGCAAATCTTCCAATACGTCCATTTCATCTTCATCGTCTGCGTCAAATTCAGACGATTCGTAAACATTTGATGAGGTCCATTTACCATTTCCAGTTATAAAATTATAACCTTCCATTCTCGAGTAAGCCTTTCTTGTGTCTCTGAGACTTATTTCAACTATTACCTTTTTCATTGCTCTTATCTTTTAAATTGTTATTTTATTTTTGATAGTGCAAAGGTAATCATTTTTTTGCAAATGACCAAATGATTTGGGCAGAAAATACTTTTTGCTAACTTAGTTTAACTTATTGTTATTCAGATACTTAGCGTTTAGTATAGTTACCGCATCTACTATCATCTGACTAGCATCAATTCCTAATGATTGATAAAAAGCGCCATGTCCGCAAAGTGTTTCGTATGCAATTCGCATGATTCTACGTTCATCCCTTGTGAAATCATAATTAAAAGTAGAAAAGATGGAGAGTGCTCCTTTCAAATCTCCATCTTTTAGCTTTTGCACAGCTTGTGCAGTTTTACTTATCTTCATAAGGCTCAATGTTTCTTGTTGTGAAATCGTCTGCGGTCAAGATGATTTCTGATCCATTAACCATTTCTTCGACTTTATCGCATGCGTCACTGCCATTGATGGCATCAACCTCCACTACCTTTTGCAGGTATTCGGTGACTTGCACTTTAACCTTGTGAATGGCAGCTTTCTCTAGTTCCTCTATTTGAAGATTGAACACTTCTAGGAGTTCTTTGATTTCCTTTTCGATTTCCTCGAAATCAATGATGATATCCTTCAAGCGTTTGGGTGCTCCATTTATACCATGACCTTCTTTGTCACACCAGTTTAGGGCTTCACTATCTGGATCGAAGTTCTCGTAGTAATCATCGAGGTTCTTCAAAAACTCATTCGTGTCATTGTTTGGCATTTCGATTGACATGTTGAAATCTTGACCAGCAGGAGAATAACGCTGAAAGAAGATGTAGGCAAGGTCATTGCCATTATCTGTAGCATCTACAGCCCAACCTCTAACTTGTCCTATATGGATAATCAAATCTAATAACTTCTGTTCCATTGCTCTAACTTTTAAATGTCGTTATAATGAAGACCTTCACCCTTCACTAGTTCGTGGTCTTCGTTTTCAACTAATTCTGAGAGGGATAACCAGCATCCACGATAAAGAGACTTCTTCAGCTCTTGATAACGTTTTTCTGCAACTTCCTTATCGGTGATGAGGGATTCTTTAAGTTGGTCCTCTGTGTAGAGATACCATATCAATTTGTATATCTTCATAATCGTATATTTTATGGTTCTACTATATATTCGTTAAGTGTATGCTGTTCTAGCATAAACTCGTAACCTACATTGTTAAGTTGACTTTGCTTATGATACCCAAGTTCATTAATCTGAGTATCTGTAGCATTAAACTTCCTTGCTGCTTTCATGCAATTTGGAAGGTTGCCAATAAAGAGCAATTCCTTGCTGTCTGTTGATAGGTGCTCATCTGTTCTGTATAAGAAATAAACCTGCAATTTCATATCATTTCGTATTTACATGTATAAATCCGCGTATCTCTTATTTACTCTACCAATAAGTCGCATGGCTTTTCTTAGCAATTTGACCTCTTTTTCTGATAGAAGGCTTTTAGGTGATGTTACAAAACTACCTAAAAGTTGCTCTAATTCTATTCTGTCTTTATAACTCATTCTATTCCTTTCTTTGAAATCTATAATTTGGGCATTCCCTTTTATTAGCTATCACAAGCAGGACAGGGAATAACAGACCATGCTTGCAACCATTACCATATTCGTCGGCTGCTTCGCAAGTTTCACAGCCATAATAGGTGTTGATGTTGAATGCGCTCATAACTAAATCTCCATTGCCACTTCAATTCCTTTCTTTGGATTCTTAGTAGCTCTGTCTAGGCAAACCTTTCCATTGAACACACCCTTGACGATAGCATAGAACTCGGTGGTCTTCTCGCCATCTTTTTGTGCAGTTGGTATTTTGCCAACCCTTTCACAGACTATTCCGTTTTTAGTAAGGATGGTGTTTGTGACCATTTCTCCGTAGTAAGACTGCTCTGTGCGCTGTTGAATGACTTTACCGACTACCTTGACTTGCATACCTTTCTTGATGGAATCAATACCACCTTTTAAGCTATCCTCGTAGTTCTTCACCAGGAAGAAAGCATAAACGAACTGCTCCGAGAATGTGTAGTAGTCATTTGCTACTTTCTGCATTTCAACCTCGAATTGCGATTTAGGCTCTTTAGAGAGCGCAAAATCGCAGACCTTTGTTATGTATGAGGAGTCAACCGTAAACTTCTTAGAATCTCTTATTTCCTCTAATTTGGCGATTGTTTCTGATGGGTAATAGTGACCATTTGCGTAATAGCCTTTCTTGTAAACAGGGCACTCGTCATACTGAGCCTTGCACATGGCGATCATGTCATTCTTCAAGATGGCATCCGTATATCTACTATCCTTAGGACCACCCCAAATTGGAATAAGGTCTCCATAGTCATCATCGGTGGCATATCTGATGGTGTGGTCGTAGGTCTCATAAAGTTTGCGTGTAAAGTCTGAGAGGAAGTCAATGTACTTCAATCCGAACTTTTTTATGCACTCGCAACCTACTTGCAGTTCATCGCCAGTTTGCGTATTCTCGATTACGTATGCGTTGTTACACCAATGACCACATAGGTCGCATTTGCCGTAATCAGCTCCATGCTCCTTAATCTTGAATACCAACTCTTTGGTTGTATCAGCAGGAGTAAAGGCTCCATTCTTATATGTGGCCAGCAATCTCCAATTACTTTCGTCTGGCATATTGATGGTGAGGTCACAGATGTCATGCCAATACTTACCGATGATGGTTTGACAATCTTCTACTACCGCATGACGGAATAACTTTTTTCTTGGGTTACTAATGGTGTAGTCGAAACCTTCTACATTACGCTTTGTCTTCTCAGCAAACTTCTTGAATGCGTCAACTGATTCTGATGGAATAAACGTCTTTATCGTATTCATTGCTCTTATCATATTGAGGTAGGGTGGTTAGCCCTACCGTTACCTTCTTATGCGACTTTCAAATATTTGCGTAAATCAACCAATACTGATGCTACGCTTACAAAGTATGGAATGCCATTTCTTTCTTGCTGCATGTGGATTCCGATGCTTTCTAGTACAGCTTTTTCACTTTTGCTGTAGAAGTTATCGGCTAGCGTACCGAACTCGGTTTTGCCGTATGGCTTGTTCAGTATGTCGAATAGCTGCTCCTTCTTCATTTGCTCCTTCAACTTGGCTACTCGCTCTTCTTTAGCTCTTGCAACTCTTTTGAAGTTCATCTTCTCCCAAAGAATACAGAAAGCATTCTTATCTAGGTCACTTGCCATATATACATTCTCGATGGAAGCGTATTCGGTAGCATTGACCGACATTCCTACTCGCTGTTCAAATTCTTGCTGTGTCATAATTACTTACCTTTAAGAATTAACAACATGTTGTTAAGGGATAATCTTATCCAAATCATCTACAACTCCTTTAAGCCATCCCCTCATGTAAATGAGAGCATAAAGGTCGCAGTTCTCTTCCTTCGCCTTTTTGGTCTTTTCTACCATGGCTTCAATTACTACCATTTGTTGTTTAAACGTTTCTTCGTATTTCATTGCTCTTATCTTTTAATTGTTATTTTTATTTTGATAGTGCAAAGATAGTCATTTTTTGCGAATTGACCAAATGATAACCGCTTTATTTTTAAGTACTTACAATAGTTTAACCTTTAAACTTCTTTATAGTCTGTTTGCTAACTTTTGCTAACTTTTTAATCGGACGTATTGTAGTTTGGGAAACTTTTACTATCTTTGCAGCATGAATATACAAGAATATCTAGAACAATGCTCTGTTAAGTCCGTGGACGAGCTTACAGACGAACAGGTTGTGAACTACTATACCAAAGGAAATGCAGGTGTAGCTCAAATGTGCGCAGTAGAATTAGCTCTACAAAACTTTCCTATTAGCGGCTTTACGAGAGAAGAAATAATGCTCTCTATTCGCAAGGCAATGAAAACTAAAACAAAGTTTGGTCTGACCTATATTACCAATGAATCAGCCGTAGGTCCTACCGAAAGAAAATCAAGATGGGTGGTAGAACCATAGACTACCACCTATCTTTTTGTCGGTTTGTTTAGCTTATAATACTTCTCATAGAGAGCCATAGCTTCATTATAAAGCCTTGGTAAAACCTTTCTGAAGTATTTATTGTTAGACCAATAATTTTCGCTTAAATGGGCTATAATATCAGCTAAACAATTATGCGAACTCGATGCGAAGTAATCGACGTCGTGTCCTAACATTCCCTGTATCCAGTTGTGGTCTTTGTCGATAGCTTGCAAAGTATCAGAGATTTTGCCAAATTGTTCCATTACATCATACGTTTTGTCTTTTACGAGTTTGAGCTCTTCAAATAGTCTATCAGCGATTTTCCATTGCGAAACACCTTCTCCATCTACGTATCTATATTCGGGCTTGTTGTAGTCAGCAAAAAACCTTTTATAAAGATTTTTGAAGTCTGCATTTTCTTCCCAATTACCTTGTAATGCGGCTTTAGCGTGTCCGTATTCGTGATATTGGAGACCCTTGCGATACCATTCTGAATTTAAGATTCTTTCCTTCAGACCACCGAAGTCTATTCGCACATGATTGTATTTGCTCCAAAAGTATGCTTTGTCGCCGCTGAGGGTGATACAAGGAACAAACTTGTCAAAGCTATCATAAAACTCTTTCTTTCCGAGCCATTTGGTCGGACTTAGCCCAATACCTCTAAAGCCTTCCACGATGGTATGAGGTGTATTACATGATAGCTTATCTAAGCCATACGCAATCAAATCTTGATCCGAAGACAGCTTGTAGATGTTGTACGCACCCTCTATCTCACGATAAACCCTTTCGTAACCTCGAACATCAATCCTTGCAGTTTCTATGGTCTTGATATAATCATTGAAGCGAGGAATCCATCTTGTAGGAATGATACTCAAATCTGCTGTTCTCAATTCGTTCAGATGGGTAGCAGCTTCCATGACCTCCTTCAAGCCGTTATGATACTCGTCAAGAAAGACCTCATAAGCCTTGCCCCAGCCTTCTGATTTGTAAGCCGACATAACTCTTATCCAAGAATTGACGTTATCAATGTTTGGTCCGTACAGATTTTGCATGAGCTTCTTTCCTGCCATAACTGCTTCCTGGTCGTCTAATGCAGTCTCCAATTCCCAATCATCGAAATCATCTATTAGCTTCTTAGGCTTCAACGGAATAGAGCGAAGGTCTTGCAGTTCCCTACGAGCTTCATCATAAGTAGCCTTCAACTTTATCTTGCTCACTGGTTCGAATTGTGTAGGAGTGATATTTGCAAACTTGTTAGTTATACCATCCCTCCAATCACCGAAATCATAGCTATAATCGAACTTAGCTAGATAACTTTTCTTTGTTCTGTCGAAAGACTCTACAGCTTGACGAACCTTATCATCATACTTATCGAACATATCTGACAAAACAGAACGTTCACTATCAGTCAGCATTCCAAAACTCTCTTTAAATTGATGTGTAGTGAGGAATTTTTCAAAGCTTGATATGTCAACTTCATAGGCTTTAGCATTTCGCCTTAATGTTGCTATGTCAGAATTGTCTACATCTATGTTGTATTTCAATAAGTCTCTGTTCTTCCAAGCAAGCTTTATGGCTTTTTCGTCTCTGTCAGCATGGCGGTACTCAGCCGCGTCCTCAACGGACAGGTGCCAATACTTTCTGTTATCCTTCAAGAAGTATGGAAGTGTTTCAGCTTGCCCGATTCGGCTGCGGTTATTGCGTACCCAGTCATTAAAGTTTTTTGGGGTGCGAGAAATCATAGCTGACTTCTGAATGGAAGGAGAACCATAGTACTCTTCATCGCTCATCACAATAGGTACAACATAACACATGCAGTTAGGATGCCAACCTAGGAAGACAAAGTCTTTTGGGTATATTCCCAACAAATCATCACAGATGTCGGGTGCAGGGTGGCGTTTACTCAACTTAATCTCATATCCCAAGATGAAATCAAATTGTTGCCAACGTGTCTGCTCTGCCTTTCGGTAAGCCATGTTTATCTCGGTTCTTGCCAAACGTATAGAAGCGTATTGGCAATTCGCGCATGTAGCGGCTTTTCCGAACTTTTCTGTATAATCAGCCTTTAATGAAGGATAGTCTAACAGATACTTACTGATTCGCTTACTGAGAACAACCGCAGACTGCCCTCTTTCTATTGCAGTTGATATGGTATGCTCCAACTCCTTTTTTAAGGCTTGTGACTGATACCATAGTTTCTGTGAAACAGACAACCCCTTATCAACCCTATTCTGAAAAGCCTTCAAAGCATCTGAATTAGTTTGGAAATACCTGTTGTACTTATCTCCTCCCTTCTCAAAATCATAAGCACGAAGTACCTTTCTTGCAAGTAGGTCCTGCATGATGTTACTTTCTTTCCACTCATTTGTGGTACCTGCATAGATGAGGTTATTCATCTGTGCAGCATAACTAGTCATGATGCCATTGATGGTTTGTTTCAGTTCTGGATAGTCCCCAAACAAGAACTCCGCAGAACCATCATAACCGACACCATCTATAGCAGTAGCAACTTGGCTAGCGATTCTATCATAAATGCTCTGAACTTGTGCCACGTAGTTAACTAAGCGTCTGTTCAGAGCATCGTATGCTTTCTTTTGATTGGGGATATTTGGTCTCATTTATTTCGGCTTATAATGTTCGTTTACACATTCCCTTTGAAAGAGGATAGCAAACTCCTCATAAGGGCAAGTGCCCAACGTTGGCTCTCCCGTAACACTAAGATTACGTGGATTGGAAACGTGGGCACATAATTTGCAGAACTGAGGTTCTTTTGGAATAGGCTTAACCTTCTTCTTTGGAGACATAGCAATTAACCTTTACCTCTACAATCGTATTGCCATCCTTCTGATATACTCTCTGCTTCATGATCTTGGATTCGATAGTATTGAGTACATCTTTCTTTGCCTGTGCGAGAGTTTCCTTTGTTATCTCACGCAAAGCTTCTCTCATGGACTTGACATGATGGTCTCGCTTGTAGTGGCGAATGTAATTTTTGTCGATACTATAAGCCTTGGCACATACCTTTGGCTCTAGAATTTCTTTCTGTTCGAAGACAGTTACACTGATAGGGTAGAGTCTTCTTGCTAACTTGAATAGCCAAATTGCGATTTTCTTCTTCATAACTTGTGCAGTTTATTGCGTTTATATTGTTTGTTCACCCATAGCAAAAGCAGACTGCTGTACTGCTGCCGCATTAAGTTCATCCTGTCGAATATCCTCCATTGTCTGCTGAGGGTCTTGCGACTGCCCAAGCTTAACGATGGATTCAAGCTGACTTTCTACCGGCTTACCACCATTAGCCTTTTGTCTGATGGTGATGTCGTAGCTCTCATCCTTTGGTATGTAAGGAGTGATGATGTGGTCGCAGGTGACGTTATCTATCTCCTTTTCCCATTTTGGATTCATGACCTTCAAGAATGCCTTGATTACATTGAACTCTCTTTCAAAGAACTCCTTGAAAGCGCCCGATTCCATGCGAACTTTCAGATGTGCATCTGTGAGCAACGTCTGTCTAGCATCGTAGCCGATATTACCAAGAGATTTCATATTCTCAAAGCTAATATCTGGCATTTGAGAAAGCATCCAGTACAATCCGAGGAGGGTTTTATTCTGACCGCTAACCGCTTCTTGCGACTGATTCCATGATACGTATGAAATATCGCCATCATTCTCGACTCTCCATATACGCAAACTTTCTCCCTTTTTCTCCTTTCCGACTATGCCACCCTTGACTTTTGCGATTGGTGCAGAGTTATATGCAATCACGTTGCTATTGCGACTGACATTATACTCAAATTCACTTCGGATATTATCAAGCCCCTCGTAGATGGCATGAGGTCGAGACAGGTATGCTCCAGGAATCTTACGGATGATGATTTCCTCACCACTCTTAGTGTTCCCATCCTCATCAACTTGTGCAGTTACTTCCTCCCACATTTCACCAAGGTTACTTTTCTTCCAAATGAAATGATAGTTTTCTGTAAAGGTTTCGAAGAATGTTATCGTCTCTTTATCGGAAACGGTCTTATCATATTCAAACGACATAGCTTGCATATCATCATACTCATCAATGATAGGGTACAATCTTACTCCATCCATAGGGGAGAAGGTTTTGCACTTCAACTTGTAGTTTGATTCAAAACCATATAGAGAGTTATGCTTCTTAACAGAATACCAGATGGTGAAGATTTCACAGCTTGCGAAATAGGCTAGTCCACGTTTGTAGTTCATGTTGTCAATATGAGCACAATCGTAGATTTTTTCTAATGCCTTTTGGATTTCCCTCTGAATATCATTTTCTGGAGTGTTGTACTTTCTCTTAACTGGTATAGAGAATGTAAATTCTGTTATTCTGTTTGTGAGCAGCTTTTCAAGGGCAACCGCTATACGGGATGATTTTTCACCATTGTCTTTATCACGAAGGCTTATGGTATCTGTCATTACCTTATGGCTTGCTGGCTCATATAAACTCAAAAGATAACTCCACAAAGGGACCATTACAGTCCTTCTGCGTAGCTCTTCTATCTTTTGGCTGATAGTATCAGTTTTCTTGAGTATTTCTTCGATGTTCATATCTTTACTACTTTTGGTGCAAAGATACTAAAAATATTTAATCAACAGATAGATTTAACCAAGAAATTGCATATTTATTTTCGCTTATAGAGCTTTTTATGTTTTTGATGATAATGAATAAAGGCGATACAAGCAAATCCGCTTATACCGCCTTAGATAGAGCAATAAAATATCTTATGCAGGCATTAGTAATTGTGCCTTTTCTTTGTTCACGATTTCTAATACCATTTTAGCTGCCTTGTTTACGTCTGTCAAAACAGAAACGATGAACTTTGGTTGCTTTTTAAGCTTGCTGATCCAACCATCTAGGTAAGCAGCGTTATTATCTAAAATGCGACTGCTAAAGCCTAGGACGTTTCCGATAAGAGCTGCTCCAAGCTCTGCAACCAACTCTTCTCTTGCATAGTCCTTTTCTCCTTTCTCTTCCTCAAACCCTCTATTCAATCTAGACTTGTGCCCTGTTGAGTGAACCATTTCATGTAGAAGGGTTGAGTAGTACTCCTGTCCATCCTCGAATATCTCCTGCTCTGTATTGCCCTTCTTGAACTGGCTTTTAAGAGGTGTGGTAATATCATCTGTCCCTACTCTGTAAAAAGCTCCACTTGAATACTTGTCGTAGCGGATTGGGCAGAGCCACTTCTGATAAAGAAGCATATCATCAATTTTCTCGTTGACGTACATACCAGCCGTGTCTGTCGGCAACTCATTCTTATCTTTGAGACTGAACTTCTCCTTCAACTTATTCATCGTCTTAGGTGCTACCTCTTCGAGGTTGGTTTGGCTGAGGTTGAACACATTGTAGCTCTTCAAGAAAGGCTGGACTTTGCAGTCTAGTTGGGCTGATCGAGTCATTCCGTTGTAGCTGTCTTCTGTTATTTTGTTTCCATTCTTGTCTTTGTACTGAATGGACCAAAACAGAACAGGGAAGCTTTTCTCTCCTTTGTTCACACTAGCTCCTAATGCCTTTATCTGATTGAAGGTAGCAAAGATAGGATATTTGAATCTATCTTCGTCCATCATGAAGAGGAACAGGAAGAATGAGTTCATTCCATTATATTCACGCCCTCCAAGGTTCACTGGGTTCCCACCATAAGATGTAGTAAACCAACCCATCTTCCAATCTCCTGCCTTCATCTTTTGCATTCGTGAAATCATCATTTCAGCGAAATGCTCTAAAACGTTGTCTGTCTTCATTGCTCTTACTTTTTATATGCAGTTATTACAATTTCTTGCCATACACTCTTGTTATCTCATCGTAGATATATGCTCCGCTTGTATGAGGACTGCCAAACAACCCAAGAATGCGGTTATCTACAGTGATGCTATTTGTCTTGACGACAACTCCGTTTTTGATGTGGTCGCAATAAACTTCATTGCCGATATGGTAAAGTTCCATCTTGCGATTATAGCAATCTGTTCCAATGTACTCCTTACTCATGGCGACCTCCTTTCTTTTTTAATTGTCTGCATGCGTAATACATTTTGTTGAAGTTATCTACCTTCTGACGGATTTCTTCTTTAGTATGAAAATTACAAATCATGTCTTGATAAAAAACTTCGCTGTCGTCTTTAAATAAACAGATGGATAAGTAATCTGTATCAAGACCTAACGATACATACCCCTTATTTCTTTTTATCTTTTCTAATATAGCTTCTACTGCTTTCTTAAAGTGAATGTTTGTTCTGTCTAACATTTCATTGCTCTTATTGTGACTAGTTGGTTGGACCAGTCGTTACCTTTTTATTTACTTAATATCTAAAAATTTAGAAACCTTACTAACAATTCCCTTTGCTGTTGAACATGTTGAAGCGGTTTCAACTGCCACACTTTTGCCATCCTCCCAATAGGTAATCTGGATTCTCAACTTGTTACCATGGAAGCAGTTAGTTACATGCGCTCTAAGATTACCATTACGAATGTCACCTTCGAAATAGTTATAACCTCCATCAAAATCACTTGTAACTGCTGCTACAACCTCAGCTTTGTTTGATACGTTTATTGTCTGTTTCATTGCTCTTATCTTTTAAATTGTTATTTTATTTTTGATGGTGCAAAGATAGTCATTTTTTAACATTTGACCAAATTTTAACCTCATTATTTTTCTTGTTTAACTTTATATAACTTATTGATTACTAGAGTGTTAAATAAAACCTATTTTCCTCTATATAAGGCTTTTTCTGAAAAATGATATAAGGATATGGGGAAGAAAATAGAGCAGCTTAGAAAGGCTTATGTGAAGTATTTGCCGTTTCGTTAACTTAACTAATGTTACCGAAAACTACAGGAAGCTAATTTGACAAGAAAAACGCAAAAACTGCTTTTAACATGGTGTTACGGAGTGTTAATTAGGCGGTTTGTCACCTTTTCTTGTTAGCAACTTCCTTAATTCTCGCACCTCATTCCTCAAATCAGCGTTTTCTTTTCTGAGTTGCGAAATGAGGTGATTATATGATAGTTCTGTTGTCTTATCCATATTACTTGAACTTGATGATGAAAAATTCATGATCCAACCACTTGCCTGGGCAAAGACCTTTCTTCGGCTTGCCGATGGTGATACTCTCAATCTCCTTCTCAATTCGTGGGCTATCCTTTCGGTAGCCATTGATGAAGAGAACGTGGGTGAATGGCTTGTATTCCGGTTTACCTGTCACACAACAATAACCGCCGTACTCATCAAAAAGCACTTCGCCGCCTTCGGCTTGCTGGTTTACAAGTCGGGATGCCCAATATCCCTTAATCTCCCGATACTCTTCTGTCTTTTTACCAGCAGCAATCATGTCGAACCATTGCTTGCTGACGGTGAGGGTCAATACTTTCTTTTCCATCCTTACACCTCCTCCCAGTCTGTTGCAAGAATATCATCCAAGGAAAAGAAATGCCAATAATGTGGTACAACATGGGTGAATGATTCTATGGAACTTTGTTGGTACAAGATGGATATTTCTTTATACTTGTTTATAGACAAACTAAAATAACAGCCGTTTCTTCTCACTTTCTTCCCTTCCTTCATTCTTCTCAGAGCCTCTGAGAAGTCAAATGTTTCCTTCTTCATCGTTTTTCTTCTTTTTACTTGTTAAACTTATCGCCTTGATGATGCGGTGGTCTCCTGCGTTCTTTCCTATACTTTTCATTCCGCAATAGTAACCCCATCGCCAAAGCCAATACTTGCTACCATAAAATCTTTTATAGTAGTTCATTATCTTCTTTGCTGTTCTTATCTTCATACGCTACTTCTTTTTATTACAAGGACAGCTCTCTGCGTGAATAACACAAACTCCGTGTTTCGTGTCCACAAGCAGATAGTCATGCCCTTTCTTGGTGAATATTTTTATATTAAACTCTTCTTTTTTGTGTGGAGTTCCTAAGCTGAAAGAAATCCTAAAACCATTTGCCCCTATAATGAAAATTAAGACGAGCCATACGACTGATTTGAAGAAATTAAAAAACTTTTCTTTCATACATTATTCTCCTCATCGAATTTGTTGCCAACAAATATGAATTTACCTAATGAAAGATAATAACCTAACGGTTTTTCATAAATCTTTCCATTAGCATGTGTGAGGTAATACCCACTAAACTCTTCCGACCATACAATTTCTGATGGAATAAAAGGATAATTCTTGATAACATCATGTTCGTACAATTCATTGCCCTCACAATCTTTCAGTCCTGTGAACTGGCAGACTGTTGAAGGGGAGAGTGTAAACTAAACTGTGTCAAGCTACAATAAAAGTAGTTTAACACAGTTTT